GAGCCAGCCGCCATGGGTAGGGCTTTACCAAGAAGGCCAGTCTGGCCTAGTGATGTCTCGGCTGCAAACCTACCAAGAAAATTCTGGGGGGCACTAACGCCGGGTATCGCCAGATTAGTAGGTGCAGTTGCTAAAGTTTCCGTGAGCGGGAAAGCGCTTTGGAACCCAGTAGTAGCGGCTTCCGCTACAGGCTTCGCGAGTTCAGTAGTCAGAGTTTGGGTCGGGGCCGCAGCCGAAATACCTGCAGTTGCCCCCGGTGCCAACGCTCCAGAAAGACCCGCACCGCCAAACGCCTGTAAGCCAGCAGTCAAACCCTTACCGAGGTCACCAGTAACAGCAGTGGCACCCGCTGCGGTAATACCAGCAGCGAGAAGGGGGCCAACACCCGGGATGAAGTTTAGACCGAAACCAATCAAAGTAGGTAGCAGCTTACTGAGAAACCCAGCTTCGGGCAGGCCCGTCTGGGGGTTGATGGTAAGCGAACCACCATGTGCCATAGCAAGTTGTTGGAGACCGCCGACTTCGCCCGGCGTCATATGGACGAGCATCTTGTCGTCACCGCGCCCTTGTGACTGGAGCTGTTGGGCCATCGGGTTGGAAGTCACAGGCAGTCCACGTTGAGCAGGCAGTCCACCAGTTGTGCCGGGCACAGGAGTACCTAGCTGGGGCGGTGTCCCAGCCATCGGATAACCCTGACCAAACTGAGGCGTTGTAGTACCGTCCATCTTATCCCTACCTTATGGCTACGCTTATAACGGCAAATTGTTTAAAACCAAAGCTCTTACACATCACACAACCTCCGATACGAACTCAACCTGCACGATAACCGAAGGTGTGGCCGGGATAGCTGGAGTGGTGCCCGGTACAGCCGTGACTGCTGGGAAGTGCTCTATGTTCACACCTACGTCGGTAACATGCCACATAAGCTGGACGTAATCGTTTGCGGCTAGCTCGACCATGACTGTCGTCGTCGCAATTAAGTGCGACGGATTACCGGCACCTTTACGCGCTACGATAGAAAACCGGCTATTAGTGTCGGGGACGTCGGTTCCGTTTTTGCGCAGCCATATGTCTATATCCTGCGCGCCATTAGTAGTGTTTTTGAACTGGATGCTAAAGGTAACGGCGTACACGCCTTCGGTCGGCACTGTTAAACGTGAACCACTGCTGAGTGTAATCCCATCTATGAAGTCTGACTGGGTGTAGGTTACGGCATAGGCAACGCCGATGGCGGCTGCGTTCTGGTCCACATTGCTCTGGAACTGCCCGTACGGAAAAGACAGATGCACGCCCGACCCGTAGAAGAAATCAGCCGTGTACTGGGACGCATTGTTGGCTGCCCGCGAGTCCAGCTGCGAGAAGTAAGTTTCCAGCACGCGGATAACCTGCCGCATATATTGCTGGTCCCACTGCGTCGGTGGGTTGGGCAGGGGAGAGGCTCTAAATTTATCGAGTGCCATCGGGCCTCGCATCCAACCGGGGAGCACCCAGTTGCCAGTTTACACCGAGATTTTCGGATTGGATTTTAAGCGCCATCTGGCGCGCACGAGCACGCATGAACACCTGATCGGTGTACGAACCAACCGTTGTCTGCACCACACGCTGCGCATCCGCAGGATCGGAATAGAAGTTGGACCCCGGGAAGTTGCGAGGGCGTATCTGCAAAGTGGCCTCAGGTGTAACCACTGCAGAACCTGCAAAATCAATATCAGGCAGTATGCGCCTGATGAGCATGAACTTGTCGCCGTCCTCAAGGTCAAAGTCGTTCGACTGGATGTAGGAGACCATAGGCAGGCCGTCGTCGTCTACCCCGACCTCATGGTCGTAGATGTAACCCGGGCCTGTAGAGATAGGATCAGTGGTGTTGATTATCGGCGTGTTCGCCCCCGTTGGTACTTCGCGCAAGGGGGTATCGAGCCATGCAGTGCGCTCGATGGAGCCGTAATACCATATGCGCTCAAGGTGGTTATAGATAACGTAGGAGTCATTATAGTCCGCGCTGGCGCTCGGGTAGAACCACCAGATTTCATTCCATTGCTCATTGGTGCCGCATACTACCTGTTCGGATTGCCCGTAGTTAAAATTGGCAAAAACATGGTTACGCAAGGAGCAGGGCAGCGTCTCGACGCGGCCTGTGTAGGCATAGAATTTATCCTGTCCCATCCAGTATGTGATGTTCGACGCCGAAGCCATGCCCCGAGGAGACATGACCGAAATATTGTCCGCATACTCCTGCAGCGCAAATACGTCCGTGGTGCCGAGGAACTGCAGGGTGTAGAGGTTAGTGTCCGTCCAAACCAAGATTTCCTGACGGGTAGGCAGGGCCCGTACGATGCGCGAGCCGCGAGACACGCGCAGGTCGCCAGCAGTATTAGTCTGGCTCGGGGTCCAGTCGCCCGGAGTGTCTTGGTCAGCCCAGCGGATAAGAAGCGGGTCAAAGTCTGCAGGGTCGGTAGACCCGAAAGGCACAGCGCCAAAGGCAAGTAGGTGCTTATCCTGCTGCGATACCAGTAGCTGCATAATCTGTACCGGCACAGCGCTACCGGAGAAACCCTCTGCCGTGGCGTAATCTACAAGGCGAATAGCTTTGACCGCCAACGGAACCGCTGGGTCTAGAGAAGTGCCGCGTGCCCACCAGTAACCCTCACCGTTGCGGATGTTGGCCACCATGTCGTTGTCGAAGTTATCAAACCACCAGTCGCGCTGCGGCAATATAATGGGAGCGGCAGTAGTACCCAGACCCCAAGCATCGCGGCCCCAAGCGCCCGCACCCCAACCGTAGCCAGTGACGGTGATTGCGTTGCCCGGTTCAATCTCAAAACCTATGGTTATAGCCGTACCACCCATGCCCCCGGATATGGCTTCGGACGTGTAGGTTTCGCCTATAAAGGACGTGCTAAGCGAAGGGGCACTGCCAGCTATTGTTGACACAACATAGGTAAACGCCGTCGAGCTTGTGACCGTAACTTCGTGGTTGCCGTTGAGTTCACTGGCAGGGATACCAAGCAGGGGGCCAACCACCCCCGATATTTCCACGTAGGAACCCGTGACCAGCCCATGTGCAACCGGCAGGGTGACCGTGACGACATTCGACCCCAGTGTCAGGGTGATGCAGTTATCAGTAGTAGGCGACGTACGCGTGGGGTTCGCCGTACGGAGCGGGGTGACGTCGTAAAAGTTACCACCTGCTTCGATATACAGCTTCTTGTTGGTGCCTATGGACAGGAAGTTGTCCCCATAGGTCGTTATCCAGTTGCCCATCTGACGGCAGACGCCGATGAAGGGCTGGGCATTGCCTTTCTGCCAGCCACCGATTTTCTGGGGGTACCCAGAGCGGAACCTGATCTTGTCGCACTCATACCAGCCACCCTCGCCAGAATAATTAGTCTGGTCGCGGTTGAGGCCGGGTTTGAATTGCAACTTGAGAAAAGCCATCAAAACACCTCTGCGAATAGGATTATGGTGGCGCTATCGAGAACCGTGGTAGTGCCGATCTCGCGGATTTCTACCGTAAATATACATTCGTTGAAGGTGCCGCTAACAGTGTTATCCACATACCAGCTGCGCGTGCTAGACAACGCTAGCCACGACCCAGAGCCACTGCCTCCACTAAAAGCACCGCTGGTTACGTTAATAAGCACTTCATAGTTTGCTGCCGCCGATGTCGGTGTGCACCAAGTTTCTAGTGTGGTGGGGCTGCTGCCCCCAGACTGCGTGGATGATTGGACGAGTCCCCCCGCCGTTAGGAAATAATATGCGTATGCTGCAGTAGCATCTACGTCGGATATGTTTTGGTCGGTAATTGATATGGTTACCGGAGCAGACCCCCCAGCCCCCATCAATGCCATCTGGATACCGCTCATCAGGTCACTCCTGCACCGGAGATAATTGCTTCGTTGGTGCCGTTGAACCAAATTGTAGCCATACCCCGCGCGGCTAGCGTGCGGTTACCTGTAGTGGCCGTACCGGCAAGGCGGAGCGTAAGGCTTGCCCCCTGTGTGAGGGTTACAGCTGAGCTGCTATTGTTGTAGATAGACACAGCATCCCCGGCAGAGAAAGTGCCGTCCGGGATGGTTATGCCAGCCGTGACTGCGATACACTTACCTACATCGCTAGCAGTAGCGGTGCCGCTGGTCGTCGAACGCGGAATATTCCGATAGCCGATAGTGACGCCATCAATGGTAGCCCCGGTAGCAACGGAAGTAACCGAACCGCCTAGTGTGATGTTACCCGAGGTAGTGACCGTGCCGCTGAGGCTTAGACCGTTTGCTGAACCTGTACCGCCCACGCTTGTGACCGTGCCGGTGTTGGTGGTGTAACCGTTGGGGTTTGTCGCGGGGTAGGCACCTAGAGCAGTCAAAGCCAAAGGTGCAGAGGTGGCACCCGTGCCGCCGTTGGCAATAGCCAGTGTGCCAGCCAGAGTTAGCGTGCCGCTTGTCGTGATCGGGCCGCCCGAGAAGCTAAGCCCCGTAGTGCCACCAGAAGCGTTGACCGATGTTACCGAACCGCCACCTGCAGTAGAAGCAATGGTAATCGAACCGTTGCCATTGGTGACGGTGATCCCTGAACCTGCGGTGATGGCTGCCTTCGACAGGCCCCCTGTGGCCGTGTTACCGATAAGTAGTTGGCCATCAGTATAGCTGGTCTGTCCAGTACCTCCGTTAGCAACTGGTAGAGTGCCTGATACCTGTGTAGTCAGGCTAACGCCCGACAGAGTGCCCCCTAGGGTGAGCGACCCGGAAGAGGTTACTGTACCGCTAAGAGTGATACCGTTTACAGAGCCGGTACCCCCTACGGAAGTAACCGTGCCACCACCAGTCGAGGCAATCGTAATTGTGCCGTTGCCATTGGTGACCGAGATACCAGAACCCGCAGTAATGGTTGCTTTGGCTAAGCCGCCTGTAGCCGTGTTGCCGATAAGCAACTGGCCATCAGTGTAGGATGTCTGGCCTGTGCCACCCTGAGCTACAGCAAGTGCCGTTGTTAGGGTCAGAGAGTTTGCACGGAGAGAACCGTTGACGTCTAGTTTTGCGCTTGGCGAAACCGTGCCAATGCCGACATTTCCCGATGCGTTGATGCGCACATATTCAGTAGCCGCCGCACCCAATGCAAGTTGACTGCCACCGAACTGGGCGATGATCGAGGTAAGCCCGGCAGCAGTGCTGGCGTCAATAGCGACAGCAGTTGAGTTGGTTGCATCGCTAACCCGTGTTATCCCTGCAGCGTGGAGGCGCGAGGCAGGAGCAGTAGTGCCGATACCGACATCGCCTGTAGCGGTGATGCGCATACGTTCATCGTTAGCGGTTTGCAGCCTAAGTATAGCGCTGCCGCCTGTAGCAAAGGAGGCGTTAACGTAGGAACCCGAAGCATCCGCACCCAAAATAAGCTGGTTTGCCCGAGTAGGATCAGTTTCATGTAGTGTAAGCGTGCCGCCGCTACCAACAGTGGTGCGAATATTCCCGTTTACGTCTAGCTTACCTGTGGGTGCGGTTCCGAGACCAACGTCACCAGTAGCGGTAATCCGCATGCGCTCCGCGCCATTTGTGCCGAGCAAGAGTGGTATGCCTGTGTCTGAAAAAACTCCAAACGAAGTGCTTTGGGCTAGGGTATAGCCCCTTCTTGTCCCGCCTACATACCACGAAGCATAAGGTGAGCCGCTACCTGCCATACGGATAACTTCGTCAAAGCCACCGCTATCTACATGTAATTTTACGCTTGGTGAAGTCGTGCCAATCCCGACATCGCCCGATGCGGTGATGCGCATACGCTCGGTGTAGAGCGTGCCAAACGTAAGGGACTGATTAGCCGCCCCTGCGGTGATGAATGCACGTTTGTCTGTGGCCGCTGTCCCCGTGACATAATTGAACAGGTTGGCGTCTACTGTATTGGTTAGAGATAT